CGTGGGGAAAGGCGCTGCCGAAGATCGAGCCAGTGCTGATCTGGACACTGGAACAATTCACTCGCGTCCTTGGCTACTTGGCGAGACAGATGACTGACTTCCTCGACATTCTCTCCACGCCGCCAGCAACCGCCGCGTGGAAGGACTTGAGCAAGGCGTTCAACGATCTGGCAGCGAGCTTAGGACTGAGCGTAACGAGTGGCGACAACCTCGGCAAGACGCTCGGCACCTTTGTCATTAGCGAGATGCGGAAGATGACAAAGGAGATTGACGACCTAAATCGGGCGATCATCAATTTGAAGTGGCAGTGGGAGACGCTGAAATTCGGATTCGATGCGTGGGGCGAACAGACCGCGCCAAAACTCGGCCTCGCTCTCGGCAAACTGGCCGCGACGATAGACCGGCTCGCTGATGCGTTCAGAAAGTTCAAGGATTCAATCATAAATTTCAGCATACCGCCTTGGGTGCGTTTCATTCCTGGCTTCGCGGGGATGCCGACAGGTCGCGGTTGGGCGCCGGGCGCGGCGGCTTCTCAAGGTGGCGCGGCGGCAGGCGCAGCAGCAGCGGCAACCGGACCTGCGCCACCGCCAGTTCCGTTGTCAGCCGAATCGCTCGCGAAGATTCAAGCTGAGCGCGCCGGATTGATAAAGGAATTGCAGCAACCTGGGACGCGCGAATTGCTGGCCGCTGCGCTGGCAGCGGAGCAAACGAGTGCCGAAGGACAAAAGGACGTTCTGGAAGCGCTGGTCAATCGCGCTGCTGCGCACAAGCGCGCAGGCAGCTTCAAGTCGATGGAGCAGGAATTGCTCGGCGGCTTCTACGGGCCAGTGAACAGAGGCGAGATAGGCACAGCATCGCAAGCGCAGTTAGGCGCGACCGATTCAGCGCTGGCAGAGGTAGCAGCGGGCCGCAACGCGCTCAGAGGCATGACCGATCAAGGGATGCAAAACGAGATCAAAGGTTACGCCGAGAATATCCGAAACGAGTTTTACGGCTGGATGGCTGGTCTGCCTGAGCAGTTCAAAACATCGGCGGCGACCGCGACTCCACTGGCACCTGCGTATGCGGCAGGCGGCATCATCAAACGCGCGATGCTCGCGCACGTGGGCGAAGGCGGGCCAGAGGCGATCATCCCGCTGTCAGGCGGGCGGCGCGCGCGCTCGCTGCTCGATTATGCGTCGCGAGCGCTTGGCATGAGCAGCGGGCAGGGCGGCACGACCGTTTCGTTTGCGCCGCAAATCACGATCACTGGCAACGCAACTGAGAGCGAGCAGCGCGCGATGGATTCCAAGCTGCGCGATCTCTGTCGCGACTTCATCGGTCAATTCAAGGCAGCGCAGGCGCAGGAGCGCCGGCTGTCTTATGAAAGTGGTTATGGCTAACGACGCGATACCTGAGGAACAACCGCCGCCGCCGAAGCCGACGCTGCCAGCAGGCTATCCCGCGCCGCCAGCAGCGCCAGCGCGCGTCTATATCAGCGTGCAAGGCGATTGGTGGGACATGATCGCGCTGCGTGTGTATGGCGGGAGGCGCTTCGACGATCATCTCATGCACAAACTGATCGAAGCCAACTACCCGCTGCGCAACGTGTCGCTTTTTCCAGCAGGGCTGACTGTAGTTGTTCCAGAAGTGGCGAAGCGAACCGAAGTGCCGCTAGTGCCATGGAAGAAGGTAATCATCGAATGAAAGATGACGCGCCAGTGCATCTACTTGGCATCGCAGCGGTTGTTTATACGCGCGAGACAGGGCACGACAAACCCGTAGCCAGACCTGTGCCGCTCGACGTGAAGCAACAGAAAAGCTTGCTCAATTTCATCGCCCACAGATTGCATGGCGGTCGCTTGCGTCTCACGAAACTACCTTCTGATCGGGAGGCAGAAAAGCCGCTCATCGTTGCGCCATGATTACGCCTGTCAGAACCGCGCGGCCTTCGCTCATCTTGAACGGGCTGGATTTCTTTTCGCAACTGTCGCCGTATTTCCTGACGCTCTCCTACACGGACAACTGCGACGGCCAGCGCGCGGACGATCTGCAACTGCAACTGGCTGATCGCGACCGCCGCTTCATCAGCGATTGGATGCCAGACAAAGGCGTGTTCATAGACGTGGAAATCATCGCGGAGAGATGGTTTGCGCCTAACTCTGCTGCGCTCAAGCTGGATTGCGGCCGCTTCTGGATTGACGCCATTGATTTTGAATTGCCGCAGCACACCGTGACGATCAAGGGCAGTTCGATTCCGACCGACGCACACATCAAAGCGGTGAACGAAACGCGCGGGTGGGAGGATTCGACGCTCAAGGATATTGCAGGGCAGATCGCGGGCGAGAACAAAATGGAACTCGATTACCAAGCCGAGTTCAATCCGCAATACAAGCGCATCGAGCAGCTTGAGGAAAGCGGACTGAAATTTCTCAAGACGCGCGCCGAAGATGTTGGGCTGTCGATCAAGCTTGTGCGGAACAAAATCGTTTTCTTCGACGAAGCGACGCTCGAACAGGCAGCGCCGAAGTTCACTCTGGTCTATGGCAACACGGGCGCAGCCGGTTCGTATCGGGTGAGCAGCGGCCACTTCGCGACCAAGAACACCGACACGAAAAAGGGCGCGACCGTGGCGCACGTGAATCCTGAGACTGGCCGCCTCACGAAAGAAAAGTTTGAAGCGGGCGACGATGATGTTGGCGAATCATGGACTGATAATCTGAACGCCGATCCTGATTACGAATCAGACGAAGAGGCTGAGGGCGGCGGCGATCTGCCGCTGGTAGCGCTCGACGAACCAATCGCCAACTGGACGGATAACGACCCAGGCGACAACGCGGGCAAGGGCGCAGGCGGCAGCGCAGCAGCGCAGCGCAAGGCGCGGGCGCTTGTGCGCGAGGCGAACAAGGAAAAGGAAACCGGCTCGATTCAACTTTCGATTGGCAATCCGCTGATCGCGGCAGGGCAGACGTTTCTACTTGAAGGCGTGGGGCAATTCGATGGTAAATGGTTCATCGAAAGCGCCACGCACAACGTTGGGCCGATGTTTACGACCGCGCTAAACATTCGGCGCTGCTTGGAGGGCTACTGAAATGGCACGCAAGAACCTGCTCGCTGACACCGATTTCACGCACGGCAAGGATAAGCGCTACGGCGCATCAGTCCATATTGGCCGCGTCACCGAAGTCATCTGCGATGAGACGCAGGCGAGCGTGCGCGTGATCATGCCTGACAGGCTTGACCATGAAGGGCAACCGCTTATCACGAAACCGATTCCAGTGTGGCAAACCTCGGCAGGCAAAAAGAAAAGTTTCGCCATGCCGCGCGTCGGGCAGAACGTGGTGCTGCTCAAGATGCCGAATGGCACAAGCGCCTACCATGTGATCGGCACCTTCTACACGACCAGCGACCCGCCGCCAGTGACAGATCCGTTGCTCGATTACTGCATCTACGATGACGGCTCGACCAAGCAGTTCGACGCTAACAACGGCACCGAGACTTGGAAGCTGAAAGGCGGCATCGTGATCGAGACAGACGAGGCGATCTCAATTCAGTGCGACAAGGACGTGACCATCGACAGCAGCGCGAAGGTCTATATCAAGGGCGCAACTGAAGTGAAGATCGAGGGCGGCAATCTGATCTTGAAAGGGCCGCTGCGCATCGAGGGCGACATTGATCATGTCGGCAATATGGTAACGTCAGGCGTCCACACCGACACAAATGGAGTTCACGTATGACCGCAACCGAGGAAGCTTATGCTGTTTTCAGCATAAGCTTAACCGCCTGTGACTGAAGGACTTTACGGCTCAATTGTGTTCGGGCGCGCCCGCGGGCGCATCAATACTTTTTACGAGGTCAAGCGCCATTACGAAGGTCGCTACGGCGAGCACATGGTTCATCTGCGCAAGCCGCTGCTCGAATGGGCGGGCAACGGATTAGTGCATGTCCAATTCGGCTTCAACTTGAACGCGGCGTGGTGCGGCGACCCGCTGCCAATTCTCGCGCAATGGCACTTTTACCATGAGAATGGGATTGCTGCGCCGCTGATCGTGGGCGGCAAGCCGATGGGGCCGGGCCTATCCTTGTTTGTCGTGAGCGACCTTGAGGAATTGCACAAGCATTGGCTGAGCGGCGGGCGACTGATCGCAGTCCAGCTTCACGTGAACTTCAAGGAATACATACCGTTCGCGGACGTGGGCGGCGTGTCCTCGATCTTCGGCGGCATACCTGGCTTTGGAGGATTGTTCTAAATGATTACGACCAGCGATCAGCCAGCGACGCGCTACGGGCAGGATGCGGGCGCGAATTGGCGGCTGCAATTCATCGAGCCAGACGGTCTGCCGCTGAACATGGGCAGCTTCGAGATGATCGACTTCGGCGCGATCAGCTACAAAGAAATTTTCCAGAACGTGAAAACGATTCTGGCGACACCGAAATTCAGCGCAGCGCTGGAGCGCACGCTAGGCGTCGATCAGCGCATTGTCGATCTGCCAATCAATCAGGCTGACGAAGCGACTATCGCCATTCTCGATGCGCTCTACTATTGGGAACCGCGCTGCGAGCCAGTGAGCATTGAGTTCAATCCAGACGTTCTTAACGGCAAAATGATTGTGAACCTCACGCTGCGAATCAAGAACCTGATCTATGGGACGGAGACACCGTATGAAAACACTGCTATCTTCGACACGCCAACCAAAACGGAGCAACGACTACCTATGCTAGAGCCAGTGCCAGGACCAAAGGGTGACAGAGGCGACAAGGGCGACAAGGGCGATCCGGGCGACGTTGGCGGCATACCAGACCCGTTGATCCTCGATGAGATTCAGGTCGGCACGACGCTCTACATCGGGCCGAAGATGAGGTTCACCAAGCTCGACAATGGCGGCAAGCTCGAAGTGAAAGACGGCAGCAACAACTGGATACTTCAAACAGAATGGACAGAAACATGAACCCTAGAGGCGAACAATCGGCAATCGGCTGCGTGGTGGCAGCGTTGGTAATCCTGTTCTGTATGCTGTTCTGTCAGCAGCAGGCGCGCAGCGATCAAACGGTCAGGCAGCCAATGATATTCACTTCGCCTGCGACGCTCACGATCAATTCAGGCGTGTCACTATTAGGCACATGGGATTTGAGCACTGGCGGAACGACCGTGTTGTTCAATCCGAGCGTGAGCATCGTGGATGATTCGGCGGGGACGCAATTGGATTTCAACATAAGTTCACTTAGCCCTGGGCTGCACACTCTCTATATCGGTGGCACCGGCGACGTATATACCGTGCAGCCATGGACTGGCAACGCGCATGAGTTCCTGACCTACATCGGAGGACTCGGCGCGCAGAATCACGCGCGGCCAGTGATTGGCGATCTGGCGAACCTGAGCGCAGCGGCTCGCATCGTTGGCAGTCAGGCAGGCAGCGCAGTCGTCGGTGAACTAAAGCTCGGCACGAACCTGAGCATGAGCGGCGACACGATCAACGCGACAGGCGGGAGCGCA